ACACTGGCACCAACTCTGAGCCTCTGGGCCTGCTGAACACCACTGGTGTGCTGACCGAAGATTTCGCTGCTAACACTCCGACCTTCGCCGAAGTGGTTGCTCTGGAATCTGACGTGGCTGGCGCTAACGCCCTGCTTGGCAACCCTGTGTATCTGATGAACACTGCGATGCGCGGTGCTCTGAAGACTGCCGTCAAGGACTCTGGGTCCGGCATGTTCATCTATGAAGGCGGCGAAGTCAACGGCTATCGCGGTCTGGTGAGCAACCAAGTGGCAAGCAACGACCTGTGGTTCGGCAACTTTGCTGACCTGCTGATCGGTTACTTCTCCGGCCTGGATCTGACTGTTGATCCTTACACCCACAGCACCAGCGGCACTGTTCGCGTGGTGGCCATGCAAGATGTGGACATGGCAGTCCGTCACCCTGAGAGCTTCTCTCGCGGTAACAACACTCTCTGATCACCCTTTTAATTTTCAAGGAGTAAACCCATGATCCACAATCTCGGAGACAAGACCTTTGTTCTGAGTCTTCTGCCCAGCGACGTTGTCACGACCACTGGTCTTGGCTCTGCCGTTGATCTGGAAGACTACGAAGGCGAAATGGCCGTTGTGCTCGACGCTGAGGCTGGTGGCGCTAGCATCACCTACGCTGTGAAGCTGCAGGAGTCCGACACTTCTGGTGGTACTTACACCGATGTGACCGGCGGCGCGTTCACCACCACCGATGCCAACACAGCTCTGGTGGAGAAGATCAGCGTGAACACCAACGACATGAAGCGTTTTGTCAAGCTCAGCATCACCGTTGCTGGTGGTACTGGCGCTGGCGCTGTTTCTGTCGTCGCCCTTGCTTCTAAGAAGTACGGCTGATGATTGACGATACCCTTGCTTATCTGAGCCTCAGCGAATTCGCTGTACCGTGCCAAATCGGCGCAGGCGCAGAATTCAGGGGTATTCTCGATTCACCGATGGATGTGATCGCGGGTGGTGTTGCATTGTCACGGGAGTATTTGCTAACTGCAAAAACTTCTGATGTCAGCAGCGCTGCTCGCGGCACGTCTATTACTGTTGACTCCGCTGCCTATATGGTGCGTGAAAATCGCCCTGTTGATGACGGCCTTTTTTCTGAACTGTTGTTGAGCAAAGATTAAGCCATGACACTTCAGAAGATCGATAATGCTGCTGCATAACTATGGCTGACACAAGGCGTGAGCTGATCCTGACCCGAATTAAAAGCAACCTTGATGCAATCTCAGGTGCGACGGTGTATCGCAGCCGTGTTGAGCCACTTGCACGCGGTGAAGTGCCCGCTGTGATTGTGGAGCCGGTCAACGATCAGCCGACTGACACCAACTTCTTTGACAAGCTGGATTGGTCAATGCGCGTCAGGGTCACAACGCTTGTGCGTGCTGCATTGCCTGATGATTCGTCTGACACCTATTCACAGCAAGTCCATTCGTTGCTGATGGCAGACCAGACGGTGAACGGCTACGCGCTTGACCTAACTCCTGACCGTACTGACTTTGAACTTTATGAGGCTGATGTGCCGCTTGGTGTTATTAGTCAAGATTTTTTGGTGCGCTATCGTACGAGCAGAACAGATTTAACATCAGGCTAAAGCAATGGCACTGACTCGCAAGCGTTTTTTGATCGCCAAGAGCGAATCAACTTACGGAACTGATGCAACTCCTGTCGGTGGTACTGATGCCGTTCAGGTGACAGATCTGGAAGTAACGCCGATCGAGTCAGACAATGTTACTGCTGGAACGCTGCAGGGTTTTCTTGGCAATAGCACTCGTTCAACGCTGGTAGCCAACAAGCGGGTAAGCGTCACGTTTGGTGTTGAGCTGTCGGGCTCCGGCACTGCAGGGACTGCTCCAGCATTCGGCCCATTGCTTAAGGCTTGTGGCCTTTCTGAGACTGTTGTTGCTGGCACCAGCGTCACCTATGCCGGAGTGAGCGGCAGCTTTGACTCTGCGACGATTTATTGCTTCTACGACGGCACACGACATAAGATCACTGGCTGCCGTGGCACGGTGACTTTCAGTTTGGTCGGCGGTCAATTTGCTGCTGCCAACTTTGAAATGATCGGGATCTACAATGCTCCTGACAACACTTCATTGTCGGGCACGTTCACTGTCGCGAATCAAGCTGCTGCGCTGGAAGTCAATGACACAAACGTCACGACTGCCACCTTCCATGGTGTGACTGACGTGCGGATCGAGAGCTTTGACTTGGCGTTGAACAATGACGTGGTGTTCAAGGAAACACTGAGCAGCAAGGAAGTCGTTATTGTCAACCGCTTACCTGGCGGCACTGCGGTGCTTGAGGCTCCTGCTGTTGGCACGACCGATTATTTCGCCAAGGCAGTTAGTGTTACTCAGGCAAGCAGCAGCATCGTGCTCGGCGCTACTGGCGGCAACATCGTGACGATGACGATGGCACAGACAGACATCACGGGAGTAAGCTACGGAGACACCAACGGTGTGATCAACCTGTCAATTCCATATTTGGCGCTGCCCAGCACAAGTGGAAATGACGAAATCTCCATCGCATTCACTTGATTCATGGCTTTTACCCGTAAGAAGGTTGCATCGTATAAGTGGCCTGTAACTGTTGAGATCCCTGCTGACGGCGGTGGTTTTGACAAGGCCACATTTACGATCGACTTTAAGAAGCTTGGCCGCACTGCTTTTAATGACTTGATTGATCAGGGCGACGAGGCTTTGGTCAACGAGATTGTGCAGGGCTGGGAAGATTACGTCGATGAAAACGGCAAGGCGATTCCATGCACCAAGGCTACGAAGCGTGAGCTGCTGGATGATCACCACGTACTGCGTGCTGTGATCGCGGCTTACAGCGAAAGCATGGTCGGAGCACAGGTAAAAAACTAGAAGACGCTGCTCGTTTCTGGGCGACGGGTGGCGTGATCGATGAGCGTGAAGCTGATTTGCGTGCGCTCGGTGCGACAGAAGAACAGATAAGAAAAGCTGGTATAAAGCCAGCAGGAGATGAGTTTGTTATATGGGACGAGAACTGGGAAATCGTGGAGATGTTTCTCAGGATGCAGACGCAATGGCGGATGAGTTTTGCGGGTCCAACAGGATTGGACTATGCAGCTCTGGATTGGCTTTGTAGACTATATTCAGTGAAAGATCCCGCGACTCTTCTTGAAGGGTTGCAAGTGATGGAAGTCACTGCCCTGTCCTGCTTCAACAAGAAGAAAAGCTGATGGCTGCAGTCACAACCGAACTGAAGATCAAGGTAACAAAGGTTGGTGAAGCCCAGCTTACGAAGCTTTCTGCGAGCTTAAATCAAGTCGCAAAACGTGCAGATGCAGCAAAAATTGACTTTAAAAGCCTTGCAGATGAACTAAAAAAAGTACAAACAACAACAGGCCCAAAGAGTGTAAATGATCTAAGAAATTACCGTAACGCATGGCGTGATATTGCAGATTCTGTTGATGTTGCAAGCAAAGAATTCAGAGAGGCAACAGCAGAGGCAGCAAAACTAGACAGGCAATTGCAAAAGACAACATCACGACGCAGAGATCGTCCGACTGCTGCTGCAGGATTGCGTGGCGGTGTAGCGGCTTTAGGTGCAATTGTTGGCTTGCAAGAAATTCAGCAACAAGGCAGGCAAGCCATTGGCGCTAGTCTTGAGCGTGGTGCAAGCGAACAGCGACTTCGTGCTCTTAGCGCGGGCTTTGATTCTTTTGCAAGCACTGTTGATGTTGCCAGCCGCGCAGCAGAGCGATTCAATCTGAGTCAAACCGATGCACAACAACAGCTTGCACAGGTTTATGGGCGTCTTCGCCCGTTAGGTTTAACACTGCAAGAGATTGAATCCACATTTGTTGGCTTCAACACTGCGGCCCGCTTGTCTGGCGCAACGGCTTCCGAAAGTGCGGGTGCATTTTTGCAGTTGTCACAAGCACTCGGTTCAGGCGTTTTAAGAGGAGAAGAATTTAATTCAATTTCTGAGCAAGCTCCATTGGTTCTCAGCGCAATTGCTGAAGTAATGGATGAGCCTGTTGGCGCTCTCAAAGATCTTGCGAAAGAAGGCCGCATTACAAGTGATATTGTTCTGAAAGCTTTGCAGGATATTGAGACAAAAGGTGCAGCTCGTTTGGCTGACGTGCTTGACACTCCTGCGGCAAAGCTTGAAAAGTTAAACGCTCGTTTTGAAGACTTGCGGGTTGCTTTAGGCAATCTTTCTCTGCCAGCTTTTATTAGCATAGTTGAAGATTTAACAATAATAATTGAGCGAAGTACTGAAAGTGTTCAGGTTTATGCTATTGGGTTTGAACAGTTAAAACTGGATATTGAGGCCCTAACAGATATTATGCCGCCATGGGGCAACGCTACTGTTAAAGTTCTTCGATATATCGGTACTGAAGCAAATATTGTTTTCAGGCTTTTCCAAGGAATTGATTTTGCATTGCGTAACGCCGCAGAGCGTAGGGGAGCAGTTCTAGGCCCAGCCCCAACTGAGTATGACATCACGCAAGGTGCTGACCTTGACATGAATGCCATTCGCTTGGCAAGTGAGCGAGCCGATCGTTTAAAAGCATTGAAAGATATTCTTGATGATTCTGATGAAGACAAGATTTCTACGGGTAAAAAAATCGAAGATATTACCGAAAAAGAGCTGGATCTTGTCAAGGAGATTATTTCAGCGCGAAGACTCAATAATAAAATTGCAGAAATACAGCTTGACGCTGATCTCA